TCAAACTTTTTAAAATCAGCAATGATTTCTTCTTTAGCTCCACGCGGGAAGTATCTTGGATCAAGCCATTTAGGACCCTCTAAGAATCTAAAGTTAGCCTTAACATTATATTCCTCACATAGTTTAATTATTCTAAACATAGCATAAGGACTTTGTATTCCAATACAGCTACTTAGATATTCAATCTCTAATCCAGGAAACTCTTTAACTAAGTTTAGATTTTTAATAAATCTTTCCCAGTTGCCAGGGTTACGAATTAAAGTATATCGTTCTTCGGTATCATCAACACTAATACACAAGAACACTTTTTTAAATTTAGTTAGTTTTTCTAATACTCTTTTATTAACAATAGTTAAGTTAGTATCAAACCTTAATGTCATATCTTTTGCAGTATCAGCTTCGATTAACTTGTCTAGTGTGTGTTCAAGTTCAGGCACAACAAATGGCTCGCCACCTGTAAAATATATGTGTTTTAGCCTAGGAATAATTGCTTCAAACTTATCTCTCCATACTTGTGTCTGCCACCACTTCTCTGAATTTGCAATATCCGTTTTACCATTTTTATCTGGAAGTAAATAGAAAGTTTTATATTTTCCTAATTTAAAGATTGGTTCTCCATCGTAATAATCAAATGCAATCCAGTCATCATACCACATACTACTATGTTGCGGACTACACATAATACATTTCATGTTACACAAGTTACCGAAACGGATATGTAAGTTTACTACTTTAGAAGTAGTAGTGCCATCTGGTTCCATATAATTATGTGCTTGGCTTGGTACTACATAACCTTTAGTACGTTGAGCAGTACCTGTTGCTACTCGCATACGTTTACTAACACCTCGTTTTTGTAATATCTTGCCATACTTTGATGTACCTAGTTGGCCTTTTGTTGCTTCTTCTGATTCATAACAATTACGACAACGTAAAGGTTTTTCATTTCTAGATAATTGAAGTCTATGTTCTCGATGTGTTTTACTGTTTAATGCCTCGTCAAAGTCATGCGTCATGACATTCATAACTTGATCATTATCATCTCTGGCCATACCAAATGTTTCATCATAATTTGCTAAACAACAAATACTAAAATCTCCATTTGATGAAATTTCAATTTGTGAAAACGGTTCTGAGCAAAAGCTATCTTGACTAAAATTATACGGACTTCCTATAAACTCACCCAATTTTATTTTCCTTTGTTAAACTTCTTACTAGTGTATTTACCGTAACTATTTCAGTAATAGACTCAATTCCTTTACCAGCAAATAAATGTCCAATTGTACCTGTTTTTATTCCTGCGGCTAAACTAAATGTATGGTTTGGATTGTCTTTACCAGTGTACTCGGAAAAGACTAATGCATTTTGATGCAGTCGACTTGTTGGGGAGGTAAGTTTACTTAGATTGTTTGCAAAACCTTTTATTAATCCATTCTTTGCTTCTATACTTAGATTGCTTTCTGCAGTTGCGGCAAACAGTGTGCCAGCCCCTATATATTCTACTCCTAATGCTAACGTGTTATCAACATCAGTTTTATTTCCAATGCCGCCTACAGCAATAATTTCCATTCCTGGATAGTGTTCTTTTGTATATTCTATGCAAAACGGTAATCCTTTATCGTCGCCTGCCATCCCGGCTCCATCAGGCCCTTTAATTCCTAATCCATCAACTTGTCTGTTCCCTCGCCATCTAGCATATCTAGATAAATCAGAAGGTACATTTACTACTTTTAATATAAGTTTAATTCCTGCATCTTGTAATCGATCTTGATTATTAAGAACATTAGTTTCGTGATTCCTATATAGTTTATCAACTTGTATAAGTTCTACATGGCTAACTTTTTCTTCAATAAGCATATCGCACATCTCTGAAAGTTCATGAATCATAAATTGTGTATCAATGCTTATGATTATTTCACCATTTAGACAAGCTGAATGATATTGTTGTATAGCTTCTCTTAATAATCTATAATTATAGATTCCAGGTCCGCTAAAATAATTAAATGCACTAATACTTGGTACTGCTCCTGCATTATGTGTAGCTATTGCAAGCCCAGCATCAGACACTCTGTTCATTGCCATTGCTACGATAGGATATTTAGAACTGAATAACATATATAACTCCGATAAGTATTAGTGATATTTAGTAATAAGGAGAACCGTATTGCACTCGTTTCCAAAGCCCAAAGACCATATTATAGTGGTTTCAGGAGGGTTTGATCCAATACATTCTGGACACCTAGATTTATTTAGGCAAGCTCGAGAATTAGGAGATTATTTATTAGTAGGAATTAATTCGGACCATTGGTTAGGATTAAAAAAAGGTAGAAATTTTCAATCTGTTGAAGAACGTATTGACATAGTACAATCAATGGAAATGGTCGATATTGCTTTAGCATTTGATGATAAGGATGGAACTGCATGTAAACTGTTAGATCATGTCCGTAAAATTTATCCAGATAATAAGATTACATTTGCCAACGGGGGTGACCGAAAGCATGAAAATGTCCCAGAGGTTGCAATGATTGATATTAATTTTGCATGGGGAGTTGGCGGAGATAATAAAAAGAATTCTAGTAGCGAACTATTAGATAAATGGGGGAAGCGTAACATGGTAACACAGAATCGTCCGTGGGGGTATTGGACAGTACATAGAGACCTAGAAACATCAAAAGTAAAAGAATTAGTAGTAGATCCTAGAAGAAGACTTTCAATGCAACGACATGACAAAAGATCTGAACATTGGTTTGTAGCACAAGGTGTTGCTACATTATATGGTATTAATGTTTCTTCTGATGCATACGTTATAGGAAAATTTCAGGCACATGATATTATTACTATTGAAAAGGGCGATTGGCACATGTTACAAAATGATACTGATGAGGTATTACGGATCATTGAAATACAATTTGGTGAAGAATGCATTGAAGAAGATATAGAACGGATTGATTCCATATCAATAATTGATTCCATGTCATCGGATGACCTTTATCTAAAAGGCACATTAGAGCAATTAGACCACGAAGGCAAACAAAAACAGCCATAAGACCAAAATAAGTCTTGACTTTATAAGATTAGTGTTGTATACTTACACTTGTAAATAATACAACACATAAGGAGATCAAATGTTTACACCAGAGCAAATTACCAAGTTGAAGTCAATTATTCAAGAAGGTGTTCAGATTAAACGTGAAATTGAGGACCTAAATGGTGGACTCAAAGATACAGTTGCCGCTATTTCTGAGGAGATGGAAATTAAACCGGCAGTGCTTAATAAAGCAATCACTAAGGCATTTAAGGGAGACTTTGAACGGGATCAAACTGATCTTGAAGCAGTTGAAGAAATCCTTGATGTTACCGGAAATAAGTTGCCATAATTGGGAGCGGTTTTAAATTATATTAAAAAGGATTGGGAAGAATACCCTTTACGATTAGCATTAGAAATAGTTGCATGGATTATGAGCATTACATGCAGTACATGGATGATGTTAACTGTACCTACACCTCCTCTTATTTTAATATATCCGTTTTTTATTACTCAGTGTGTTATATTTGGTTGGTCAAGTTGGTCTCGCGGTAGTACAGGATTAGTTATGAACTATGCATTGTTGATAACAATAGATTGTGTAGCCTTAGCAAAAATGCTATTACAATGATTAAAACTCCTGTCCGCGAGGCCCAATGGCTAGTAGAATTAACACATGATGAAGGTAAGAGGTATAATGGATTTGCATACTTTGTTCCTCGAGGATCCATACCTCCTTATCCAGGACACTATATATTAGAAGATTTCTTAGATGAAAATTATCCAACTGCTAGATATCGCAGAGCAACTAGGTATTTAGATAAACATAAGATGTTTGATGGTACTGTTTTATCTATTGAATTTGAAACTGAAGAAGATGCAATGTTATTTAAATTACAAAAAATAGGTTGACATTATTGTATAGAGATGCTATAATGTATATAAAGTAAGATATAAGGATTTATAATGCGTATTGAAGAAGAAATTAAGCTGGATTTTAAAGATGTACTCTTTAAGCCAAAGCGGAGCAAACTAGAATCTAGGCGTGATGTAGACTTGCTCCGAACATTTAAGTTTCATAACTCTGGTAATACATGGTCCGGAGTCCCTATACTGGCATCTAATATGGATGGTGTTGGAACTTTTGCAATGGCAAAGAAATTGCAAGAGCATAAGATGCTAACTGTAATGCGAAAACATTATACAATAGAAGATTGGAAACATGCTATTGGTAATGGTGTCAAAATGAAGTACATCAGTGTATGTACTGGAACAGCCGCCATCTGGGATCCAGATGCGGCAGACTTTGCAACAATGAATGCAGTGTTAGAAAACTATCCTGATATTAAATTTATCACAGTTGACGTGGCTAATGCTTATCACGAAAACTATGGTGCATTTATTTCACGTCTTCGTGATCGTTATCCGGATAAAACTATTATTGCAGGCAATGTTATTACTGCGGAGATGGTTGAAGAACTCATTGTCCGAGGAGCAGACATTGTTAAATGTGGCATTGGTCCTGGTAGTGTTTGCACAACACGTTTAATGACAGGTGTTGGTATTCCCCAACTGTCTGGTATTATTGAATGTGCAGATGCCGCTAATGGGATTGGTGGACATATTATTGCAGATGGCGGCTGTGTATATCCAGGAGATGTTGCTAAAGCATTTGGAGCAGGTGCTCATTTTACAATGCTTGGTGGCATGTTAGCAGGACATGATGAATCTGAAGGACAAATTGAAGACGGCATGGTAAAATTTTATGGCATGAGTTCAGACGAAGCTATGATTGTACACGGTTCACGTAAAGACGGTTATCGAGGAGCAGAAGGTAAAGTAGTTACCATTCCGTATAAAGGAGATGTAGATAATACTATTACAGAAATCTTAGGCGGGGTTAGAAGTGCTTGTACCTACATTGGAGCAAAACGAATTAAAGATATGCCAAAGTGTGCAGTATTTGTTCGTTGTCTAAATACACATAACACTATCTACGGAGGTTAAAAATGTCTCGAACTAATTATTTACGTTTAATGTTTGAGCCAGGAAAAGGGGTTGATTGTAATCACACTGGAATGGCTAAACATTATTTTCTTTCTTATCTATCTGACTTTGACCCTCATGTTGAATTTACAGGAGTGGTATCATTTAGTGGCACGTTGAGACGAGACGATGCTAAGTTTGAACCATTGTGGCAATGTCATATCTGGGAAATTACTGAATCTGTTAAATTGGCCGTACTAGAATACCTTGACAGTAATCCAATTGAAGGTTATTATATACATGTACAAGAACACAATGATAATTTTAACGGTCGTGAAAAGTTAATACGGAGTTCAAGATGAGTCTAAACGAACGAATTGACCAAAGAATGAACGCCCTCCAACATTGGATGGAGACTAACTATCATATAGACCATGCAGACGAAGTAATGGCACTAACACTATCTGTGTCAAAGTTTTGGTCTATTATGAATGAAGAGGACAAAGAATACGTCCAATTTGCACAAGATGCAATAGAAAACAAAACACCTTGGAGTACATAATTTGTTTGTAGACGCCTGGCAAGATCGGCAAAAAGAAGTTGTTAACGTAGTAGAACGGGTTGACGGGAAAAGGATCATGAAAGTGTATCCGTCTCGTTATGTATTGTACTATGCAGACGCTAAGGGCAAGTATAAAGATATTGCTGGCACTAAACTTAGTCGTATTATGGTTGGTAATGCTAAAGCATTTGATAAAGAAAAACGTATACATGGACATGGTAAAACTTGGGAAAGTGATTATCGACCTATGCAACGTTGTTTAGAAGAAAACTATGGAGGCCAAGAAGCTCCAAAACTTCAGATTTGTTTCTTTGATATTGAGGTTGATTACGACAAAGAAAAAGGATTCTCAGATCCTAGTGATCCTTTTAATCCAGTTACTGCGGTTACATGTCATTTAGGTTGGCTAGATAGGACTATAACTTTTGTTGTTGCTCCAAAAGGCATGAAGAAAGAACATGCCGAAAGTATTACTGCTAAATTTGAGGATACAATATTGTGTGATACTGAAGCTATGTTGCTTGAATATTTCTTAGATATTATCGACGATGCAGATGTATTAAGTGGTTGGAACTCAGAAGGGTACGATATTCCTTACATGGTTAATCGTATTACTAAAATTCTAGGCAAAGAACAAACTAGACGTTTTTGTTTATGGGATAGATTTCCTAATAAGCGAGAATTTGAACGTTACGGCAGAACACAAGAAACGTTTGACACAATTGGTCGTGTGCATTTAGATTATCTTGAACTTTATAGAAAATATAACTTTCATGAACAACATACTTATAGACTAGATGCTATTGGTGAGTTTGAAATTGGCGAAAAGAAAACTCCGTATGAAGGTTCGTTAGATCAATTATATAACAATGACTTTGAAAAGTTTATTACTTATAATAGGCAAGATGTAGTACTTCTAAAAAAGTTAGATGAAAAGTTACAGTTTATTGATTTAACAAATCTTATTGCTCATGCAAATACAGTTTCGTTAAGAGCTACAATGGGTGCAGTTGCAGTTACTGATCAAGCACTAGTAAACGAATCACATCAAAGAGGTATGATGGTTCCTGATCGTGCAAGACGTAGCAAAGAAGCAACTAATGCGGCGGCTGGTGCATATGTTGCAGTTCCTAAAAAAGGTATGCATGAATGGATCGGAAGTATGGATTTAAACAGTCTATATCCTAGTATTATTCGTTCATTAAATATGAGCCCTGAAACTATTATTGCACAAATTAGGCAAACCGAAACAGAGGAAATGATTGAAAGTTTCTTGCAAGCTAATAAAGGTGTTGCTGAAGCATGGGAGGGCAAGTTTGCTTGTCCTGAATATGAACATGTAATGAGGCGTGACAAAGGTGTTACGTTAATATTAGACTGGGAAAATGGACAGTCTGAGGAAATGTCAGCCGCTGAAATATATGAGTTAGTATTCTTTAGTGGACAATCTTTAGTACTTACTAGCAATGGTACTATATTCTCATATGCTGAGAAAGGTGTTATTCCTGGATTGCTTGAACGTTGGTATTCTGAACGTAAAGAGATGCAAGCAGAACTTAGAAATGCTAAAACTCCAGAAGACAAAGAGTATTGGGATAAGCGTCAGTTAGTTAAAAAGATTAACTTGAATAGTTTGTATGGTGCATTACTTAATGCAGGTAGTCGCTTCTTTGATATGAGGTTAGGACAAAGTACTACACTTACAGGACGTTGTATTGCTAGACACATGGCAGGTGCAGTTAATGAATCCTTTACAGGTAAAAAGGATCATATGGGCGATGCAGTAATATATGGTGATACTGATTCTGTTTACTTTAGTGCTTATCCATTGTTTAAAGATGAAATTGAATCTGGTAAAGTTGAATGGACTAAAGATAAAGTTATTGAAATTTATGATACAGTAGCAGAACAAGTAAACGACACCTTTCCAGGATTTATGAACGAGGCATTTAATTGTCCACAAGTACTAGGTGAAATCATTAAGGCTGGCAGGGAAGTAGTTGCATCACGTGGAATTTATATGACAAAGAAACGTTATGCAGTTATGATATATGACGAAGAGGGTGTGCGTAAAGATGGTAATGGTAGCCCTGGCAAACTTAAAGCTATGGGACTAGATATGAAACGTGCTGATACTCCAGAGTTTATGCAACGTTTTCTAGAAGAAGTACTTGGTATGACATTAGAAGGAGTTGATCCTAATATTGTTATGGAACGGGTAAAGAATTTCCGTGAGGAATTTAAATCTCGTCCAGGTTGGGAAAAGGGTACACCTAAGCGAGTTAATAACTTAACTAAACATACTGCGGTTTACAATAAAACAGGAAAATGCAGGATTGGCCATGCACTAGCCGCAATAAATTGGAATAGGTTAAAAACAGCATTTGGTGACCAACAATCCATGGATCTAACTGATGGACAGAAAACTATTGTGTGTAAATTACGAAACAATCCAATGCAGATTACATCAATTGGATATCCAATTGACGAGCTAAACATTCCAGCTTGGTTTAAGGAACTACCGTTTGACCATGAAGCAATGGAGCAAACTATTATTGATAGTAAGATTGATAATTTACTTGGTGTGCTTAACTGGGATTTAAACAAAACTAAAGATAAAGGGTTTGTAGATGACCTTTTTGGCTAAAACGGACAACAAAGTAGTTGACTTTAACCTAAATTACATGTATACTATATAAACAATGGAGATTATGAAACATGCTTAAAGATATTACACTAGATGTATCGAAGAATATTGCTTCGCTTGGTACGTTCGAGGAGATCCTCGTAGAAAAGGAAGCAGGTAAAACTAAATTTACAGCTTATCCAGAAGACAGTACAATTACTGTACTTGCGGAAGCTCCAAATGAATATGCAGAGTTACCAGATAAGTTTGGTATGCTTAACTTGCCATTCTTTGTTGGACTGTCTAATCTATATAAAAGTGAAGACTCGGATGTAACAACTGGTACAAATAGTAAAGATGAAACTGATAGGTTCATTCTTTCGGACAAGAGTGGAAACAACGATCACTATCGTTTAACTCCAACAAACTTGATGAAGACTAAACCCAGGAACTTTAAAGGTACTACTTGGCAAGTTAATTTTCAACCAGCATCTAATAAGATTTCTGAATTAGCAACACGAGCTGGACTATATACTAATATTGATCCTAATCTAGTTGCAACTACAAAAGACGGTAAACTAATCTTTACACTTGGTGGACAAGCAGGTGGAGGACATACTGGTAAATTTATTATGGCTGATACTACGCAAGAACTTTCTCAGCCAGTCACATTGCCAATTAATGCATTAATTCTAGCACTAAAAACTGCAAGTCAAGGAACACCTATTATGAGCATCTCAGAAAAAGTTGCTAAGGTCGAATTTGATAGTGGCGTAATTGCTTATGAATATTTGATTATGGCTCAAGGTTAACAATAAAAATAAAGAGGGCACCAAGCATGCAACCTAAGATTGATTTATGGAGTAAGAATGAGGACTATGCAGTATTCCTGCCTAGCATCTCTACTTTTTATTCTACAGTAGTAAGTAAAGACCAGAATGAACCAGGTAAGAGTGTACCAGCAGAACGTGTACCAGCAGGATTTGAATCTGGAGTTGAAGGATTAAACTTTTTAAATAAGAAAGATGCATACTTCCATTATCCGTATGCATTGTACTCAGCAGGACATGCTCAGTTAGATTTAAATAAATGTGACACGTTTGAAAGTATGGTTCAAAAGCGAGACAAAGAAAAAACGTTTATCTTAGGTGATTCAGGTGGTTTCCAGATTGCAAAAGGTGTTATTAAATTTGATTGGGAGAACTTTTTAGAACGACCAGGTGATGAAGGCTACGTTGGTAGTGCAGATAAAACTAGAGGCCAAATCTTAGGATGGCTCGAGCATACTGCGGACTATTCTATGGTACTTGATATTCCGACCTGGGCGGCTAGGCCCCCTCTAAATGAACGTACTGGACTAAAAAGTTTTCAGCAATGTCTAGATGGTACAATGTATAACAATGCATGGTTCTTATCTAATAGACAACATAAGACTAAGTTTCTTAATGTATTACAAGGTAGTACGAATGAAGAAGCTGATATTTGGTATGATAATGTTAAACACTTCCCATTTGAAGGTTGGGCAATGGGCGGTAACAATATGCAAGATGCCCACCTATTGCTTCGTAGGTTAATTCAAATGCGTGACGAAGGAATGCTTGATCCAGGACGTGATGTACTTCATGTGCTTGGAACAAGTCGATTGGAATGGGCAATCT